GGGACTGAACCTCTGCCTCAATCTGCCTACGGCTTCTCTGCAGCTCGCTAACAGTGTGCTGTAGTGTATCTCTTTCACCGGCTTCAGCCCTCGCTGCGTTGCGTTCGATGTCCATAATTGAATCATTCACAGACATCCCTGCTGTACCACCAGCTGCAGCATTAACGATGGACTCAGAACGAGATCTCATCTTTGCTACATCTATACTGGCATCAGCGTTGATATAGTTCTGCATTGAGCGCCGAATGTTCAGCGTAGTTACTGTCTGCTTATCATCCCCGGCAGACCTAGCAGCAGCGTTGTTCTGCTCTTGGATCTTCTGCTTGTGTCTGCCTAAGATGTTATTCATCTTCGCTTCTTGCTTAGCTTGCTCGTATCCTAGAAAGCCCTGCAGCGCCATACCGGCGAGCATTAGTGCAGCCATGTTAACCTCCCGGTCGTGTAATGCGCTTACCGCGCTTGTAGAACTGCCCATCCCATTCAATGTCAGAAACAGTGAAAGGGTAAGCTGAGTCTGTTCTAATGTTTATGCGAGAGCGATCAGTCTTCGCACGAACAGGCACCTCAAATGAGCCTGAGGTAAGTTTAAAGTCGCCTATTGTGGAGCTTACCCGCCCAAGTATTCTGCCTGCATTCCGTGCAGTGTAGCTGTAGTCAGCAATTACATCAACATTAAAATCTCCAGCGTCAATGAAATTAATGTACATTGAACCGATGGTTAGCTGTGAAGTTGTAATAGCTTGGTTGTCTGCATCTCTAACAAACACTCTAGTAGGAGTAACTGAGCTCAGGAACTTTTCACCAATGTATACAGTTCCTCCACTGTAGTTAATACTGAAGGTTACAGTGTCACCGTCCCAGCTTGCTATCCTTGCAGGCATTCCAGGTTGCGGGCATCCGGGGCCTTGGACTGCTATAAGATCTGTTACCTCTGAGGAGAGGTGATCTAGCCCAGAGACTGAGGTTTCTACGTCCTCAAGAATTGTTCTATGATCCATCAGTATATCGCCTTCAAAGAACTCCTGTGTAGTGTCTTGGCTAATGTCCATGAGTGCTACATGCACTTCACTCGTAGCGGCATCATAGGACAGCACAGAGAGCTTCTCTTGCGTGAAATGCACATGGAATATATATCGGTCAGGGTTAAACTCCCACCGGCTCCACGCCGACTGCAGGCGCTCGTTGTCTTCCCACAAGTACTCATATATATAGGCTTCGCTTCCTGAAGAGCCCATGCAGATCATTTTGCTTATATTAGTAGAGCTTTCCATTAAACGGATAGTTCCTTTAATTAGCTTATCTACTGCGATTGTGATAGGGCGAGCATTGTTAGAGTTCAGATCGCTGTCTGTATAGAACTCACGTACTCCAGAGAACACACCTGAGTTAACCGCAAAGAACAAGTTCTGCCCTGAGGCTGCAGGCCGTACTTCAGTCTGCATTACGAACTGAGTAGTCTCAGTCATTGTAGCGTTAGTTGGAGTAATAGCTATGTTACCCGGGACAGTGTACTGTGCCTGATCCGCGAATAGAATAAGAGCTCTGTCTTGGATCTGAGCAAAGCGCAATAGGTTTACTCTAACGCCTGCAGAGGCTAAACCAATAGGCGCATCAGGAAGCAGTGTGCTTACCGTCTTCTTAAAGAAGTTAAAGTAGTCCCGGGTTACTGACATTGATATGCCTTCCGGGTACACTAGCACTAAACGATCTTGAAACACTGCGATGTCTACAATCTGGGCAGTAACAAAATCAGGGAACTTGTTTGATTCTGCGTCACCTGCAGCCCTGTCGGCCCACTTGTCGATAAGTACAGTGTCCACTGTTTCCCCGCCGCTACCTCCAATGAAGTCAAAGTTCTCTCCTCGGATAAGTAAATGCGGCATAGTATCCTGATCGAATACAGCTGTGCCGAATTGGCTCTCAATCCAAATGCCCGACTGGAAGTACAGGTCGCCGCTTGTTGCTTCCTCGTTGACACTGAACTCCATGTAGAAGTCATCAGCATCATCGGTGCCGCCTACAATGCGGTAGATTGCTCCAGCCTTTTCTCGTGCTGGCAACTTAGACAGTGCAGTAACTTCATTGCTAATAGACACAACAAGGGCATCGCCTCCTGTAGTGTCAGATACTTCAACTGTGTATTTTACAACATTAGACTTAGGCAGGATTACTAGCTCATTGCCTTGTACCTCTGTATCAAAATACGACGAGAAGTTAGCGTTACCATTAAGGGTGCCTGCTAAATTAGATACTAAGGCGTTAGCACTTACATTGAGTTCCGCATTGGTGTCTGTGCTTTCTGGGCTGGTAGTAGAAGCAGTAGCGTCTTTTGTACCGGCAGTAGTCTCAGCAAGCACCCTCACAGTGTATGTGCGGCTGTATTGCTCTGCAACCAGTGCTACCCTAGAGGGTTGGTCTAAGGGCCATGTGTCGGCTCCTGTAGACGTTCCTGTGACAGTGACTGCTTTGTTTATAAAGAACGTGTAGTCGCCTACAGTAGTCGCCCCAAGGTTTTTCTTTGGGTCAGCTGTGTTAAGGTAAGTCTGCATAGCAGCCGACACTTCAACAGTGTACTCTTGCCCTTGCGTATCAAACACAACAGGAGTGCCGTCATTAGGATACACTAGGATCTGATACTCTTCTGTATCTCCACGCGAGTAGAAATGCACAAAGATCTTAGATGGGTCTACTGTAGGCGCAGATACCTTACGTTTGAATTGGGTAGGAGGTCTGCGGTGCAGCATACGCAACGGATCAGATGTCATGTTCAGCTGATCCTGTACCTGCCCGGGCAACCTCTGCTTATCTGGCTGCTGAGAGATCCCTTGCAGCAGTGTACCTAGTGATCCGTCTACTCGCTTGGACATATTAGCCTCCGGGGTAAAATGGGTTACGTGAGCCGCTGAATGCAGAGTACGGCCTAATCCCGGCGTTTAGTGCAACAGGGCCAGCGCCCAGTAGCATATTTGTTCTGCGGTTCCGCTGTTCGCTACGCTTAAGTTCCATACGTGCCATCTGAGCATCTTGTCTGAGTTGCTGTACCCGAATAGGGTCGCCATCAAAGTCAGCTTGGAATTTACGTGCGGCATCGTATTGAATAAAGTTAGCTGCAACAAAAGGAAGATCGGTGTAATCTAAGTACACCACCATATCTACTTCTACTGAAGCCGTGAATGTATATGTGTTCTTTACGGGGTTATATAGTCTGTTGCCCCTGAGAGTCAAATACGCGAAAGGATCGTGCGTCCGTACTTCAAGGGCGCGTCCGGGTATGATAATCTCACCCTCGGTGTTTGGCACCAGCGTAACGGTCTTTTCCGTATTGAACCACCAGCTCACTGCCTGCACTTCTAGGGAGGTATTTTTTAGACGCTGCCTAGCTGCTATAACATCTGGGTTCGCAATATCTAGGGAGCTCACAGGCGCTTTGCCTACTGCACCTCGCATAAGGTTTACAGCCTCAAGTTCAGAGATGTTCATAAAATTTCTGCTCCTAAACGAAAAAAGGGCCGCCCCGAAGGACGACCCTGATAGTCAAATCAATACTAGCTTACGCAGCCAGTACCACACCGGCATGCTCTGCACGGTTCGGAGTCACACCAAAGGACAGGTATGAATCAATGAACCACTGCAGCTCTGAGTCCATGTAATAGACTTTAGAGGTCAGTGGAATAGTCTCGCCAGCAAGCAGCGCCTTAGGCAGCATTACTACAACCTTGGTCTTAGCTTCAGCTGCAGTCACGTCATAGGCATTACCGTTGCCAGTGTTGGACAGGAAGTGACCAGAGATAGCCGCCTTAGGGATACGGTTAGTCTTAACCAGCGGCAAGCCGCAGGACTTCAGAACCATACCTTCAGAGTAATCACCATTGCCCAAGCTGTACTGGCTGTTAATCAGCCGGTCGTTACGCAGGAGGGTGTAGTACTCGGTCGGGCCGCACAAAATAACACCGCCGTCCAGATCAACGTCTTTGAGTTCAATGCCTTCACAGACATCCTCAATCGCTTTCTGCAGCAGGTCAGGATCTGACTCGTCGCCTGCAGTGCCCAGAGTTACCTGAGTACCACCAGACCAGCCATCGGGCAGGCCAGTTTCGCCGGTTTGTACATCCTGATTATCGGCAGCGGCTACGATCAGCGCAGATTTAATGGTCTGGATGATGAACGCTTCATCGAAGAACTTGCCGATGGTCTTGCCGTGCTCTTTACCCAGCTCAGCTCGAACAGCGTAATGCGCTTGGAAATCATCGAGCAGTGCTACGTTGTTACGGGCCAATACGATAGTATCACATTTTATTCGTTCACTGTCGTTAGGAGTGAACCGCAGGGGTGTATTAATTCGCCTGCTGCTACATATTCCTATGTAGATTAGACCATATCTT